TTCTCTTGCATAATTGTATTCAAGGGAACTCCAACTTCCTTTGCCATCATAGCACAGTACCAAAGTACGTCACCTATCTCTGATGCTATGGCAAGTTTCTTTACTTCAAAGTCTTCCTTATCAGCACCGTCACGTATAAGTTTCTTTACCTTCCCTGCTACCTCACCTGCTTCACTTGTCATACCTAATGCTAAATACTCTAGTGCTTTGTCTTTAGGAAAGATAGCAGTCCATCCTGCTAGTTTTTCATACAGGTCAGGTGTTATAACTTCATTTATAAACAACTTATCCTGCATGTATTTTCTCGCTTCTTCTTCTATCTTCTGCATGTTTAACCTTCTTTAATTGCTGTGCATATGCAGAGTTATATCCACGTGACCACTCTCGTGACTGCATGGTGTTAGGATTATAAGGGTTCTCTGTCATAATAACCTTATTACCTTTGACAGCTTTTACATACTGTCTACCCTTGAAAGCATTGAACCCTCTTTCGAATTGTATTCGTAAGGGAGCATCGTACTTACTTAGATTGGGGTTTCTTTTCTTCTTGTGTTTTTGCATCCTCTTGTCTCCTTTCAAAGTATTTTACTAGTACGTTTAGTTTACCATTAGCATTTTCTAATGCGGTGAGTTCTTTATCTATAGTATCAATTATAGTAGGATGGTCTCCCACCCCAACAGGATTGGTCATCATAACTTCTACATTAGCTATGTGACCATTCATCTGACCTAATAGTTTAGTCTTTAGTGCTTGTAATATCATATCTCTCATTTTATACTCCTTTTAGGTTTTTGTTTCAAATGTAATAGTTCTCTTATATGTAGCTTCCTACCTTTAAAGAACACAATTAAGTTTATTGTAGTGTTGATGGAAATGGCTATTAATAACCACCATTGCCACCAAAGTAATGTACTACCTTCTAACATTAACTAGCTTGTATGTCAACCATTTCACAAGCATCTGCTGTGCAAGCTAGTTCCCTTCCACCACTAGTTGTATCTTCTTTCTCATAGTCTGCTAACTTAGACCAATCTATAGATGTAGGCATCTTTTTATACAACTGCTCATACTCTCCACCTGTTATGTCTTGATAAGGTGCTTGAGCATATGTATGGTCACTGAATGGCAGAAAAGATATACCTGATACTTCATCAAAGTTTTTGTATACCCATGCTCCTACTTCCATCCACTCATCTTCCTTAACAGATACAGTAACAGAAGGTTTGTGTTCACACCAATGTCTTTGAAACATTAGCCAATACTCTAATTGTTCAATAGCAGACATCTTTGTCCTAGTTGTAGCACCATCAGGTGACTTCATAGGGAAGCTGAACACAGTTGTACTGTCAGGCTTCATAACACATGGCTCACTTGGTATACCGCTATCTTTCATAAACTGTGTGAGTGGGTCTTTGTTATCACCACGTACAGTTCTGATATAGTAATCATTATGTCTAGCATGAATACCTGATGCACTGTCAACTAATTGACTGACTGTACCACTAGGTTTGACACAAGTGATGGCAGTTGATTGAGGAATACCTAAGTCTTTAGCCATCTTCTTATTAGTTTCTACTGCTACATCTTTTAGTATTTGCAGTATTTCTTCATTCCATATAGGGCAGTCAAGAATACCTGTAAGAGATACACCTAACAGTCTTTCTTCTTCTGTGTTATCCTTCCATATCTTACGTAAGTATTTAAAATTAGTAAGAGTTGATTGGAATGTACCTAAGATTGTAGCCATACGTACCTTTTCTTTCAGTGAATTAAGGTCATCTGTAACTCTACACACTACCTCTGTAAGATTACAGAACTGATAAGGTCTAAGTATAATCTCACTACATGGATTGCAACCAAATTGCATATAGTCTAATGGCAATACAGGTTTTTCTACTAATGCATACTTTCTTCTTCCATTCTTAGATGCTTGTTTAATGGCAGATTCTCTATTAAATATACCACGTTCACCTGACTTAGATTCATATAGGGATGTCCATTCTCGCATGAATGTACCCATCTCAGGTTTACCTTTGTATGCTACAGAGTTATTTGCTAATGACCTTTGACCCTCATTATCCCACCACTTACCTGACTTAGCATGTCTCATTTGGTCATCACCTAAGTTAGACAATGATATAAGAGCAGACCTACGTACACCACCAACAACTACGACTTCACCTATCTTGCACATCAAGTCGTGACACTCAATAGGATATAATCGTCTGCCTTTAGCACCCTTAAACTTCTCTATACAGAATCTAAACAACTCTTCTAGTGGAGCAGGACCAGATGCTCTACCACCAAATGTTTTAAGTCGTGCACCTGCCTGTCTCACCTGTGATACATCCCACTTAGGCACTTGACCTACATATAACATAGCAATTAGTTCTCTCAATGCCTTTGCCCATCCGGGTCTGCTGTCACCCACAGTTATGACCGTAGTGCTATCTTCAAAATGTTCATTGACTACAGGTAGCTTGTCTACGTTCTCACGTTCTACAGAGAAACCTACACCTGTGCCACACATAAGTATGTACATACACTCGTCAAATGAACGAGGACTATCTACAGGTATGTAGCTACAGTTATAGCCACCTACGTGACATCTATCTAAAGCAGGTCCTGATGTCATCAAGGCTCTCATGCTAGGCATCACACCTAAGTTCATTATCTGCTCTGTAAGCTTCTCTTTAAGAGCTTTGGTTACAGTATATGCATGGTTTTTATTAAGATGATTCGTCATGTAGTCAAAGTATCTGTCTACAGTCTCACCCCAATTCTCTCTACGTTGTTCGTCATCCTTCCACCTTGCATAGCGAGAGAGTGCTATAAAGTTTTGGTAGTCGGTTGGTAAATAGTTTTGTATCATGTCAAATCCCTTCTGTTAATACTCTTAAATGTTTTATTGTTACACCATCTATATCGTGTACATATTCCTGTATGTGTTCTTTAAATTCTTCGTCAACCCTTCCATCCGCAGGAATAGGATATTCTTCAGGGTCTACTTCAAACGTTATCATCATTTTAACTCTTACCGTCATTGTAAACCTCAATCAGTTTATTTAAATACCACTGTGCTTTCTTTAAATCTTCTACACCGTTTTTGTATTCATATCTCCATATGTACTTTAGTATATTACCTTGTAAGTAGTACTTAAAACCTTCATTAGTCGAAGCTTCTATAGCATCAATAGTTTCAATACCTGCTTTGTTGTGATGAACAGGATGATTGACCATATCCTCTGCTTTATCTTCTTCTCTCAGTCTTCTTGCCATATAATCACCATGCCTTTCCATTATGCGTTTCCTTCTGTATCTGATTTAAAGTTTAATGTTATTACGTTTCCTTCAACATCACTAATTTTATCTATAGCACACTTGTCCTCATTTGGCAAGTATAGATTAGCTTCTTTTTCACATTCTATTTTAAATTTTTCATTCTTATCCATAGTAGGAATAGAACCACATACTAGTCTAGCAAAGTGCATCATACCATAATAGTCTTCATCATCTAACCTGTTAGCATCAGATGTAACTATTTTTACAGATACTTCTCCTGTCCATATTAAATCTTTATCTAGGTGTGGTTTTAAAACAAGTAGAAAGTCTTCAGGTTCATAAGTTATTTTCATGCTTTTCTCCTTTTTATTTTACTACCCTTAAACTTTATGAAGTTAGGGTGTTTGTTTTTACCTTTTTCTTTTAGCCAATCTTCAGGTATTATCCTATCATAATATCTAAAGTCATGCTTTATACACCACTCTGCGTATGTAGATTTCGCACCTTTGCTTAGTTTACTTCGACTGTTTGTAAATACAAATCTAATATCTAGCTTAGGGTGTTGCTTCTTTATGCACAGATGTTTTCTTCTATCTGCTGTTAAAAACCTACCTTTGGTTTCTATTATTATACCATTGTTTAATATAAAGTCAGGGGTATAGGTGCGGTATGCTAAGTCCTCCCATTCTATCTTCATACTTTCATATGAGTAGTTATGTTTTAGCTTGGTTAAGTATAAAGAGAGGGCATGTTCTAACCCACTCCTATACCCATACTTTATAGCTTCTCTTCTTATTTTATGCGGAGACATCTATACCTCTGCAAGACTTATATACTGCACCATTTTTGGTTCTTTTGCCAAAGACTTCTGTGCAGGTAACTCTTGTAATGTGCTCCAACAGTGTTGTCTAAAATCACAGAAAGTACAATTTTTATTTAAAACCATGTTACCTGTAGGTTTACTTCTAAATGTTTCAGGTTCAGGTTCAAAACATCGCACTAACTCTTTACTATTAGCTTGTTCTATTGTCTTTTCTATTGTGGCTATTTCTTCTTTTAAGTCTATGTTATCTGCCTTAACATATTTAAATTGACTATTGGCTTTATTTACAACCCACCAACCTCCAATCTTTTTATCTGATGCAACTGCATATCCTGCTAATTGACCCACGTAACCAAAGCTGTCACCATTTTTTAATGTGTCAATAGATTCAAACTTATATTTATACGACCAATCAGAAGCAGATTTAATATCGTCAACTGCTCCGTCAACTACAAGGTCGTATGTTCCTGTTATGTTTTTGCCATCTTTTAATTTTAAAGTTACTGCTTCACTGTTCTGATACTCTACTCCTGCTTGTGTTAGTAAAGCTTTAAATACAGCTTCAACAATATCTCCTATCATCATATTCATAACAAAAGTAGTTGGCTTAGATGATGCTTTGTCTGCATGATTCTTTGCCCACCAAAGTTGGCAGGAGGGTCTACCTATATTAGACATTCTATAAGTAAACCCACCTCTTTTGCCACCATTGAATTGACGATTCAAAGCATCTTTAACATCATTAGCAACGGTTTCTATAACAGATTCATCCATTTTAGATTCACCGTCTACTACTTGTTGCAGATACCTATGAACTGCCAATTCACCTTTATGATTCATTATTCTATGTCCACAAAAGTTTCTACAACTTCTAATTCATCATCACTCATTTTATCAGTAGCTTTCTTTTGCCACTCAGCAACAATATATTCATTGTAGTTCTGCACCCATGCCATGAAGTCAGCAAATAGGTCTTGGTCTTTTTCTTCAATAGCCACAGCTTTATTAGTATCAATACTAGCTATTGGAAGAGCATAAGGATTACCATTAGGTAAAGCTTTTTCTTCTGTAGTTAAATTGATAGTATGCTGAATAGGCAACTTCTTTATCTTAGCTAACTTAGTAAAAGGTTCGCCTAAGATTTTAAAAGCATCTCTATTATCTATTTCCCATATAAAAGGTTTACTAATAATATTATGCTCTACTTTATCACTAGTCATGGCATTAACCATATCTACTGTACCAAACAGAACTCTTACTCTTTTGATTTGCTTAATTAAATCTTTAGTTTCTTGTGCTAAAGCATCAAAGTCTTTTATATACCCTGCTGGTTTTCCACAATTAAAGTTACCAAAGTTATCTTTCAAATCAATATTAAGATTGTCTGCCATGATAGTCTTTTGATATGAACCACGTTTCTCACCGTCTTTTGGGTTAGAATTAGTGATAAATCTCTTATACATAAATCTCTGCAAGTATGGTCTTATGACTATATTATCACAGTAATATGTATTATCGTCAGGTACTTCTAGTTTGTAAACACCACCATTGATAGTCTCTACTTTAACCGCCTTACCGTCTATTTCCATCTCACCCATGATAGGTGCATGTTGTATCTTCAAACGTGCAAGAGTATTAGTCTTCTTATCTGAAGTTGATTCCACAGCCATGCCCATAGCTTTAGCCATGCCTGCGTAATTATTTGTATCTATTGTCGTAACGTCTGTTATTGTACTCATTTGTATTTCTCCTTTCAATTAAGATGCCAAGTTATATCATATGACATCTTTAGTGTCAAGCCAATTATTACCTATTTTTGCTTCTAATAATAATGGCACATTTATTGTTATTTTAAACTCTTTCATTATAAGGGAATCAATGTAGTTATTAACATCTTTTATTATATCAATTACCTTTTGTATTTCATCAGGATGAACATCAATGACAATAGAATCATGTACAGTATTAACTATACAAGACTTTAAAGTATTTAGTTTATCATGTATATCCATCAAGACTAAAGGAACTATATCTGCTGTAGCAAAACTTTGTACAGGATAGTTCTTTATTTGTGTAAAGTTTGACACTTTGCCACTTGGGTATCTGACTACATCAGGAAAGAAAAACTGTCTACCTGAAGGTGTCGTTATCTTACCTGTGGTTACAGCTTCTTTAGCCAATCTGGAGTGCCAAGCTTTGATTCCTTGATACTTTTCTGTGAAGTGTTCGTAGTATTTTGCTTCCGCAGGTGTTCTGCCAAATCCTGTTGCTCCGTATAACGGTGCAAACGTATGTGCTTTAGCAGTCTGCCTATCCGTTGGCTGACCAGCATCACTGATAACTTTAGACGTATACGAATGTACATCAAATCCAGTTGTAACTTCCTCAATAGCGACCTCATCTTGTGATAAAAAAGCAGCTGTCCTAAACTCTAACTGAGCAAAGTCTGCTTCCAATATTTGTCCACCTTCCCATCGTGAAACAAATACTTTCTTAACAGGGAACGTACCACCTCTAGGCATATTCTGCATGTTGGGGTCTGCTCCACTGAATCTGCCTGTTGCAGTTCTGTGTTGTAGTAGCCTTACGTGTAACTTACCATCAGGCTTTACATATGTTTTTATGCCATCAACAAAAGATGACAGGTAAGTATCTAGGGCAGACAGTCTTTGTAAATCACCTAAGAACTGTATTGCTTCTTGATTATTATTCTTTACAGATGCGGTACGAAGCACATCTAACATAGATTTATTAACACTAAATCCATTATTACTTATCCATTTAGCATTAGGTGCATTAAATTTAAAACCTGCTACCAATTTAGTAGGATTAAAAACGTACCCATTACCACTGCAAGTAGTACACTTGGGTAACTTAACATAAGGTGTTCCATCTTTTTTTACCTTTCTAATTACACCTGCACCATAACAGGTGTTACATTGTATCGCTTTAGTCTTATATAATATAGTAGAGTTATTATCAATAGTAGTTTTAAATGTACCCTTGCTCATGTATGGAGTAAAGGCATTTGCCCATAGAGATTTATCATTAGGCTTACGACTAAAAATAACCCAAGACATTTGTTCAGGACTATTCAGGTTAACAGGTGTATCTCCCATCAACTCTTTTACTTGTACGTTTAATCTCTTCTCTGTGTCTTGCTTTTCTTTTTCAAACTCTGCTTTAACTTCATCTAGCTTAGTCATGTCTACGGAAAAACCTGTTCTATATATGTGAGCAAGAGTAACAGCTACACGATTAGTTAATACAACTATGTCCATCAAACCTGCATACTTCTCCGTATATAGCTTCTTGTATATGACATCACTAAGTTGCTGTGTAGCATGTAAGTCTGCTGACAGGTAAGAAGATAGTTCATTATGCGGTATCTCGTCAACACCTACACCTTGCTTAAAGTATTCTTTTAATGTGTCTTGTTTCTTAGTATCTAAGTTATGTCTTTCTGCACAAGCTTCTAGCGATAGAGGTTGCTTCTGACCACACTGTAATATGTATTCGCCTAACATAGTATCAAATACAGGACCATCATACTTGAAGCCACACTCCCATACCCACATCAAGTCATGTACTATGTTGTGACCTATAAGTATAGTAGCTTCATCTAATAGTTCCTGTAAGCCTTCATAGTTATCTCTAAATAAATATTCTTTACCTGTGTCTGTAAGACAACC